CGAGTGCAGCCGACACGGTCAGCATTCTGCTGGTGGATGTCACCATTCAGTACAACGTCAGCAAACGCACCGTCGTCAAACCTAGATAGGTAATGACCAAGGCAGCGAAGCTCTAGACCCTCAAGGTCAGCGCCGACCATCACCATGCCTGGGTGAGGTACGAACAGTTCACGTGCCCAAGGTGCACTGACAACCTGGCCTAAGTTGGGACCACGGTGTGCATTGCGACCTGTCTGTGTGGCAAGTGTGCAGCTGTGATGAATGCAACCGTCGTGTTCAATTGTATTGAACCAAGAGTTAGCACCCTCAGACAACTGACCAAGCCACTTTTGTAGTGTGAGCAGCTTGATAAATTTCTCGCAGCTATCAGCAAGATTATGATTGTCTTGAGAGTATGCAATATCTTTTATCTCTGAAAGCACAGCCTCATCAACCTTAGGCTTGCCTGTGTCAGTCAGCTTAGTAAAGCGTGCACCTTGGAAGTTCTGCAGTGCCCAAGCAATATGCTGACGGCTAGTTGGATTGAAGTCCAGTAGCTTAGTCATTGGTGCACCGCTGTGGTAACCCTGCTTCTTGTTACTACGCTTAGGAGTAAAGACTTTACCTGGTACGTATGGGAACTGCTTAGTAATAGCAGTAGATAGTTCTTCGAACTCATTCTGCAGCCGTTCACGTACACGCTCAGCTGCTTGCACATCGAAGCGGAAGCCACTGGCTTCTTGCTGAGCCATAAGCTCAGCCATTCTCATTTCAAGTTCAATGCAATCAAGCATAATCAGCCATCCTTCTTTTCAGTAGTTCGTATAGTTTCAATGTGACTTCGGTATCTTGAATACAGTAGTCACGCATCTCTGGTGTATACACATCCCAAGCACCATCGTGCTTGCCGTAGTCACCCTTGAAGCACTTGAGCCTGTGGCCCCATGCCTCTAGGCTATGACGGCCATAGAGTTTCTGTGGCATACCGATTGGCTTACGCTCAAAGTCACGGTCTGCAATGTGTGGGTAAAACAGACGGGACAGTACAAGCGTGTCAATCATCTGACCTTGTGGCTCAAAGTCGTACAGCTCTTTGATAAGAGGTACGTCATAGCCAATGATGTTGTGACCAATTAGTACGTCAGCACGACGCAGTTGCTCTACGCCAAGGTCTAAGTTTTTGTTTGGTGCATCCCATACCAAAGGTTGATCAGCACGAGAGCAATCACGAGCAACAATACAGTGAAGTTGGCTGCCTCGTCTGAGTAGTCCGGTTGATTCAAGGTCAAATAGAAGTGCTGTCTGTGTCATCGGAGTCTCTGTCATAGTTTTCAATGTCGAAACCATCAACCTCTGCCGGGCTGTGGGTGTAGAGGTCTTTGTTTTTGTATTGCTCTTCTTTGTCATCGAAGCGTGGGGCTTGGTTGTTTGTTTCAAATCGTTCGTCATTATCTTCGAATAAAGGTTCAATGGAAATCATTAGCTCGCGTGCTAATCGTGCTGCTCTTCTGAATTCATCTTTGTAGTATGGTTCCCAATCGTGTGCTAGCACTACAATTTTTTTGATACCCATTATGTGCAACTGAAAGACCGATGCACTAAAGGGATAGCGTGTTGTATAGACAACGGCACCTGCAGTAGGTGTACCACGTTTGCATGCAGTAGATATTGCATAAGTCATGCAATCAATTTCAACCTTACACTCAGCTAATACACTCCTTCCGCTGCCAATAATATCACGGTCACGCACAATAATACAACCACCTTCTGCGATTGGATGGTTAGAACCTTTGGCAACCTCCTTGGCAATGTTCATAAAATACCTATCTTTATTAGGTATAAATGTGGGGTCAGAAACAATAGGTTTTTTCCTTGACATATCTCACATCAGTTGTTCAACCTATATATAGTAAGAAAGAAACCCAGACAATGAGAGAATGGCTTACTCAAATCTAGATGATTTTGACTATACAAATGAGGATGAAAAGTATCGTGTAGTTGAGTGTGACAATGTGTATTGGAGGTTTGAGAATACACTAGATGAGATTAAGAAAGAACATCACTTGGTGAATAGTCCTGCACATTACACACGTGGGAAGACAGAAGCAATCGAGGTGATTGAAGATGCAATTCAAGATGCACCATCACCTAAAGAAGGACTGCTGCAAGGGCAAGTGCTGAAGTACATACTACGGATGTGGCTAAAGGATAAACCTTTGCAAGATGCAAACAAGGCACGCTGGTATTTAAATCGTTTGATCAGCAAGCTTGAAGAAGCCGACTGATCTTATAGCCGGCGTTAGCCGGCCTAACATCTGCTGAAATACAATCCGCCTTCAGTCTTCTCTAGTGACTCGTGGCTTTGAATGTGCTGTGCCAAGTAATGGTACAGATCAATCAACGGTAGCGAAGTGTGCTGAAAGTAACAGGCATAGCCATTAGCTAAACCTTCGTGCGGATGCTCAGGTGAATACCAAAGCAAAGGCTTGATGCAATCCCATGGTTCAAGCAGGTTAGATACCCAGGTATTTAATTCTTCAATACGCTGAGCGGTTTTAATTATATGTGCTTCGTGTGCCTGCTCTGTAGGTACACTCAATTTATTATCAGTATTAATCAAAGCATTCTTCCACATCAACGTGCCGTCTCTATGAATTAAACGATAGAGATGCACGTTACTACCTGACGGAAGCTTTATAAAGTTAGCATCGCTGAGATGTTTAGACATCAAACATCTCCTTTCTTTTCTTCGAAATAATCTAAGTCACGCTGCCAGCTATCGCCTGCATACTCGTTGAAACAAATGCGGCCAATGTCTCTGAAGGTGTTGTAAAACAAAGAGACCCTATCAATGCTTGTGATAGTAGTTTCAACTGGCGGGCCATAGACAATAACATTCCACATAGATGGAGAGATAGGTTCAAACCCCTCAGAAGTAGCCTTAAGTTGTTTGACACGTTTAAACGGTATGCAGAATGGATAGTCGTAGATGACTGGTGCTGCACGCATCAGCTCACTAGCATTTGTAAAAAATAAAAAGCTATCAATGTGGTGATTGCGGTACTCAGCAATAGTTTTATTCAACCAGATGCGTGAAGTACGTACCGTACCCTTGGGTGCAACGAATACATTGCCATGCCAGTGCTCTTGTAATGGGTTAGTCTCAATCGATGGTACTGACGTTGCGTTGACCAGCACCTGCTGAACAGGGTCAGAGGTAGGGTCAAAGTCAATGCCACCCATGACTTCACGAGCACGCTCAATGATTTGAGGTGGTGGATACAGCGGTAGTTTTAGGCCAGAAGCTTTGAGCTTATCAGCCAAGTTTTGCTGTGTTCTTTCGGAGGCTTTCTTGGCCCCCACCTGCTTCGATACTAAATGTTCTTGTTCCTGCATCACTAATCAGTGTAATTAATACATTATTTGACCAGTCATTGGTATCAATCTCATTCATTAAGTCTCGAAGAAACTCAAGGACCTCCTCGTCACGCTCGGATTCTGCTACTAATAAATCTCCTTCAACATCTGCACCACTCATGTAGATGGTGGAGTCGTTAATCAAATTAATAACAAGAGTTCCCGCACCTCTATTCTGAACACCATTCAATGCAATATTGATGAAGTCAGTGAGGATCAACTCGGCAGTAGCAGCAAGAAACTTGCGTTCCTTTTCTGCATCTTCTCCAACCTTATCTGAATAGAAAAGTTGGTTTAATAAATCAGTGCGGCGTGACATAATACTATGACTCTTTACTAAGGATAGTTAAATTAAAATTCATTCGTGGGCTTATCTTCAGACTCTTCATTATCAATTGGCTTACGGAATAAGCCGCTATCTTCTGGTTCAGTCTGAGAGATATGAGTACCTGCAAGCATGTCAGTCATGACTGCTTCAAAGCGCTCTGCAAAGCCTGTGTCAGGGCTCATAAGCAGAGCTGCTCGTGCATCAATAGCAGCAGTCTCATCTTCCCTTGCCTGGTCTTTGAGAGCTTCCTCTAGTACATATTCAGCCACTTGCTGCTTGAGTGTATGCAGCTGGCAAGCAAGCTCGAATGAATCTAA